CTTGAACATCTCTTCACATTCATTAATCCTATTAAGCGCATCGGCCATATTGGTCGGAAAATCGGTTACATCTGCATAAAAGCCCTGAGCACGGGAAAGGGCTTCAGTATCGCCATTGGCAAAACGGGCGAGAATAACGTTGATATCGACACTATCAGCAAAGGACTGAATATAAGCATAAAGATCTTCAGTGCCTTTTTCCTCAAGAACAACACGTCCATTTGCATCATAGCGACCGGAGTACAGCTGCTTAACGCGAGAACCAGAGCAAGGATGAATACGTTCACGCGGGGAATACTGGGTTTTAAACTCCATCTTTCAAATTAGCCTCCTTTAATTTAACATCATCAAAAGCAAAAGACTGATCGAGCATACGCTCATCAACGCTTCCATCCGGACGAGCAAAACGATCATAGACAATATCAAGGAGATCATCAATCAGATCAAGAAGCCGATCCTTGGAAAAAGTCTTGCGAACGAAAGCCACAAAAATAACAAGAAGTTTATCCTTCACGGCGCAACACCTCCGAAGCATCAGCAACAACAAAAGGAACAGGCAACACCTCACAGACACCAGAATCGGTATCAAACGAGGCCAACTTGAAGAGGGAAAAATCATTGGGATGAGAATTGAGCAAGGAATCAGGCTGATTAACAGCATGTTCGAAATTACGGAGAGCAGACGCATCATTAGCGTCAACAGTCGGGGTCATAAAACCAGTCTTTGCGTCCTTGATAGCATACATACCCAATTTCATAGTCTAATACCTCCACGAAAAATTTTAGGTGCAATGTTAATCTTTTTCGATTTTGCCGCAGTACGGCGGAAAATCTTGTTGTCAAGCTTGGGTGGATTTCTACGTCTCATGTCACAACTTCCTTTCAAGAGATTTTATCTTATCAGTCAAGGCTTGTTCCTCGACGGCAAGACGATCATATCTGTCCAAAGATGTACGAAAATCCTTGGCTTCCTCAGCAGCAGCAGCTAAACGATGACGAACGGCTTTAGCCTGCTTCATCTCATCGGGATGATCAATGTCAAATAAACGATCATAATAACGAGGAGGACGAAACTTCAAACCACCAACATCAGTGCCAAGATTGATGTATTCATGCTGATACAAATCTGGATGATCATCATAATACTGACGAGCGATTCCGGGTTTCCGGGACATACGAACAAATTCCGGTACAAGATTCAAATCCGAATACAGAGAAGCATCCTGACCTTTAAGCTTTTTCATAACATATCGAGCAGTATAAGCGCAAGATTCCCAAGTTACGGCGCCGACCACAACAAAGCCGAGACCCCAACACTCAGTAAGAGAATCACTAATGAAATAATCATAACCTTGGGGGGAACGTTTGTAGGGTCGCAGATCATCGAGAGACAATCCAAAAATAATTGAGTGATAATGAGGGCGAGCAGTAGTAGAGCCATACTCGCCACAGGCAAAGTACCGAATGTGATCATCTGGGTGAGCCTTTCTTAAGCGTTTCCAAAACAATTCCAAATCACGAGGTCTTAGCGTCAAAGCAGGAGCAGCCTCCCCATCATCATTGATAGCATAAGCAGTACGAGGCACGTGATCGTCATCATAAGTCAACGTCACAAACCAAGATTCCTTATGATACTGTAGCTCAAGCATACAGCGGTTAGCCCATTGACGGCTATACTCGAGCCGGCAACCAATACATTGACCGCAGGGGAGCTGCAAGCGCTGCCACGAGGGATAGACCTCGCTGGCATGCTGGCCAGACAATATTTTGATATTGCGTTTTCCATTAGCTGTCCTTCCAGGGAGAATAACAGCTTCCAAAGGATGATAGCACGGCATAACATCACCTACTTTATTTATACTATATAGTATTTTTTATTTTTTTCAAGTATATATTATATTTTTTATTATATTTTTTTTATTATTATACTAATCTATACTACTACAAGATAGGTATAGTTAGCGTGCTAATCTCCATCTTTGGTGTCACTCAGCACAGTTACATCAAGAGAGTAACTGTGCTGAGTGACCGGCCGCGATACGCGGCCGAGGTGATCAACGAAACTGCATACCATTTTGGCAAGGAGTGCAAAAAAGAAGCGGAGCTTGGCGCAGGGGCGCGACTCGCTTCGCTTCCTTTTTAAAAAAGAATTTTTACTTTTTGTAAAGACGGAACGTACCAGAAAAATCCTTGAAATACGTACGACCGTCAGAACCACGATACAAAACATCCTTATTACGACCAACACCAGAACCATATGCACCAGCAATAGGCGTAAAAGTCTTACGGCCTTGATACTCACGATCATAACCAAAAGACCGACTACCAGACGAACCAGAAGACGAACCACCATAATTATTGTTGGTGGTAGTACCACCATTATAATTAAAAACATCAGGCCGCCGAGCAGCAGCAGCGGCTACCATAGCAGCATCACGACCGGAAGCAATACCACGATCAGTAGCCATCTGGGCAACAGCAGTCGCAGCACGCTCAGCAATACCCGCCATATCAGACACAAAGCGTTTATCGCTGCCATAGCGAGAGGCTTCAGAAGACTTATCTGCACCATAGCGCGAGGCCTCAGCCTGAATATCGGCAACAATCCGAGACATAGCAGTATACTTGTCAGCGACAGCTTCCTGAGTACGAGCATTGATATTAGCGGCCTCAATCTGAGTATTGGCAGCAAGGATAGAACCAAGCAAGTTTGCAATAGCACCGTTGGCAGACATATCAGTTTCACCTTTGGCACCTTGAGAGGTCACACCTTGAGCAGTTGCACCGGAACCGACAGAAGCGCCGTTTCCATTCATAGCAGAAAGCACAGGGTTCAAACCAGCCGCCATCAAATCACGAACTTCACGCTGATGAGCAGTATTAGACATCATCGCCTGCCAGTTTCGATTATTAGCGGCCTCATTTTGATTAAACATCATCGCTTTAGCATTTTGCTGCTCTTGCCAATCACGCTGTATAGTAGCCTGCTGAGCAGACCAAGCATTATTTGCCTGAGCAACGCCCTGCATAGATGCAATCTGATCAGAAGCAGAATGAAGAGCCGAGTTAATATCCATAAATACACTCCTTTCAAAATAGGGGGGCAACTGCCCCCCTATAGATTAGTGATGATCAATAAGACCGGGAATAGAATACATCGGCATAGGCCGCGTTGCACGATTCTTGATGTAAATATCAGCAAAAAGCTGATTAGAGACAGTAGACTTAACAGCAAGGACACGGTCTACAGTATTCTTATCTTCACGAATCCAAGAAGCAGACAGAGCAGGGAGTTTGTCATAATCATCAGCAAGATGCCAAACATCGAGAGACTGAGCATAGGAAGAACGCATTTCACCGGTGACGCGGTTTGGCTTATATCGATAATCAGACCAAGCTTCCTGATAACCAAAAACCTCATCGTCAGCTTTAGTACCCTGAGCAAAAATTTCCTTGTTCTTGACAGCCTGCTCACCAATATTAGCAAAAACAGGCCAGTAGAAATCAAAGCGCGTCTTACGCGACCAATGACGCTCAATACCCTGCTGGTAAGTATGATCATAACGGGCAACCATGACACCGATAATATAACCGTGCTCCGTAAAGCTCTTGATGAAATCAGCGTGAGAATCAGTGGTTTGAGACATACCAACAACAGTACCCTGAGGAGTATCAGCACCAGCACCAGTACCAGACTGCTGTATAACCTGATTCACATTGATAGGAATACGATTGCCTCCAAGATATTCGGGACGCTGCAGACGGGCGTCAGGAGAAGTAACGCCAAAATGAGACTTGAGAATCTCAATATAACGGGTACCACCGCGAGCATCACGCTCGTAAAGCTTCTGAATCTGAAAAGCCATTCGCAGCTGGTTAATAGTAGCGACAATAGCATTACCAGAATTCAAAGCAAAAAGATTGGACGGAATTCCAGCGATAGAATTGTCAGTAGCAGGAGAAGTACCATCGGCATAAAGGGCAGTAGAACCGCCAGACGAACCAGCACCATAACCAGCTTTCAACTGACCCTGAAAAATAGCATTACCAACACCTTTCCAACGTAAGGGAGTATTCAAATCCTGTCCAGTCAGAGCATATCCATCGAGCGGAACAACAGGAAGATTGCCCTGAGCGGCAACAGAAAGAGTTACATCAGGGCCTTTCTGAGGGCTGGGAAGACAGCTCGTGAAATAATCATGATACTTAGCAGCAATATAAGGCTTACCGCCTTTTGCAACATCTGAAATAAAAGTACCAGAATTAACACCCTGAACAGTAGCATCATCGACAGGAACAACGAGAGGATCCTGCAGATTCTGATCACGGAACCACTCATTCATGACGAGCGCATAAGCTCGAAACGGAAGAGCACTAACAGAAATACCCTCAACACCAGTCGGAAGACCGAAATAATCAGCCAAAGTACCAACAGACCAGCCACCGGAAGGAGAAGTAATCTGCGGAATACTATACTCAGTTTGCGGAAGCCAAGCAGATTCCGTATTTTCTCCGTTAAACTCTTTCCAATGATTCCAAACAAGTCGATTCGGAACAAAGAAATAATACGTATCCAGATAAACGTTATCCATCATAGGAGTAAGCAAAGTCTGCATACGTACTACTTTCGAAGAGGTAACATTGAAAGTGTCTCCGGGAAGGACTTCTTCGAGAAAGAAAGGGATAATGTCACCGACATTAAACGAAGTTTTAATAGAAGCCGAACGATCAAAAGTAGATCGACTCATATCAATTCGAGTCGGATTTAAAGCAAAATGAGATTCAACATTACGATTCACTTACATTCACCTCCTGTTTCATTTCATGAACAACGGGCGCATCAACCAGCGGAGCATCGACCACAGAATGTTCGACCATGCCCAACTTCTCCAGCCAATCGTTAGATCCGGACTGGGATAGGAACTGCTCGAACGAACAATCAAACTTCTGCCGAACTTCCAGCGGCAACGACTTGAACATCTCTTCACATTCATTAATCCTATTAAGCGCATCGGCCATATTGGTC